TGTGCATACGAGCGCACACCATCTCGCTGGTGCGTTGGGCGTGCCGTCCATCGTGTTCACCAACGAAAAGAGCAACTGGAACTACCAGCCAGAGCTGCGCAAGTTCCCTTGGTATCAAACGACCACGCTATTCCCCCAGAAGCCGGGCGAGACGTGGACTCAGACTATGGAGCGACTAGCAAATGATCCCGATCTACTGCGGCTTCGACCAGCGAGAAGCGGCGGCGTACCACGTCTTCTGTCAATCAGTGATTCAGACCGCTACCAGCCCAGTAGCGTTCTACCCGCTTGCGCTGAAGCTGCTGCCTGAGTACACAGAGACTCACACCGACGGCTCCAACCAGTTCATCTACAGCCGGTTTCTCGTCCCGTTCCTCCAGGACTATCGCGGCTGGGCCATCTTTGCCGATGGCGACATGCTCTGCCGGGCCGACATCGCCGAACTGTGGGCCATGCGTGACCAGCGCTATGCGGTGATGGTGGCGAAGCACAACTACTCCTCAAAGGCGCAGAGGAAGTACATCGGCACGTCGCTGGAGACGCACAACGCGGTCTACCCGCGCAAGAACTGGTCAAGCGTGATGCTGTGGAACTGCGGCCACCCGGCGAACCGGATCCTCACTCCGAAGTACGTTGAGGAGCACTCCGGGCGTGTGCTGCACCGCTTTGAGCACCTGCACGATGACCAGATTGGCGATCTGCCGCGCGAGTGGAACTGGCTTGCCAGCGAGTACGAGCACAACCCGGATGCCAAGCTTGTGCATTACACGCTGGGCGTGCCGGGCATGGAGCACTACAAGGACTGTGACCACTCGGCGGAGTGGCATCTCACCAAGCAGGCCGTCAATCACATCGAAGCGTGAACGTTACGTTCAAGCACTGCGGAGAGCACCTTGCCTCCAGCCGCTACAGGGCGATCATCCCCACCGCTGAGCTAGCAAAGCTCGGCATCGGCCCAGGCTCTGAGTGGGTCGTGATGGGCAAGCACAACTGGAACTGGGACGAGCAGACCGCCGGCTACAGCAAGAAGTGCTTTGATGTCTGTGACGACAACTTCGACCACCCGCAGTGGGGTGAGCACTACCACCTGTGCTGTCTCAAGGCCGATCTGGTGACGTGCAACAGCGCGGAGATGCAACGCATCATCCACGAGCGCACGGGCAAGGACGCCATCGCGATCCCGGACCCCTACGAGCAGCCAGAGAAACCTCCCCGGGTTCATGACAAGCTGCTGTGGTTCGGCCACCGGACCAACTTGCGCGACTTGGCCCCATGGGTGGGCAAACTCAAGAACCTTGAGGTGGTCTCCAATTTCGAAGGCACGACCCAATGGAGCCCGCAGGAGATGGATCGCGCTTTTGATAGGGCCGGCTTGGTCGTGATCCCTACCGGTAAATCCATGGCGAAGTCCGCCAACAGGGCGATCGAATCCCTCCGCAGGGGCCTGTTCCCTGTGTGCGGATACCTCCCATCATACGGCGACCTCGGGGTTTATGTTGGCGATATTGGCGACGGCGTGAAATGGGCGCTGTCCCATCAGGACGAGGTTATCTCGCGCATCAAGCGCGCACAGGCATATATCCGTGGTGAGTATTCGCCAAAGAGGATCGGAGCGCTATGGAAAGCAGCCCTATTCGATTAGACTTGGGCTGTGGCGCGATTAAACGACCCGGTTTCATCGGAGTTGATTTCGCCGACAACTGGACGAGCATCCCGCCCGACGTGGTAGCGGATGTGACCGGCCCGCTCCCATTCCCAGACGACTACGCCGACGAGGTACACGCATACCACGTCTTCGAGCACATCCTGCGCTGGCGGGTAGACGAAGTGCTCCAAGAGTGGATTCGGGTGCTTAAGCCGGGCGGCCTTTTGGTGCTGGAAATGCCGTGTCTGGACAAGGTTCTAGACGCATTCATCTGGTACTCGCAGAAGCAGAAGCCCGCTCCGCTGCACCTGACGATGTGGGGCCTATTCGGTGACCCTCGGTACAAGAACGAGGCAATGCTGCACCGATGGTGCTATTCGGCCGCAGAACTGCGCGACCTCCTGATATATGCCGGGCAAGTCGAGATAGTCGAAGCAGAGGCGCAGACGCACCAGCCCGTGCGTGACATGAGGTTTGAAAGCAGGAAGCCACCGCGATGACGATCACGACATACGCCGAACTGAAGTCAACAATCGCCGACTTTGCGAATCGGAATGACATGACGTCGCCGATTGAGACGTTTATCGATCAGGCCGAGTCGGAAATGCAGGTTCGCGTAAAGGAGATCGAGTTCGAGACGCGCTCGACGGTCACTGTGACGGCTGGAGTTGCAACGCTGCCCACAGGCTGGCTTTCGGCTCGCTCCGTGATCTGGAACGGCGACACCGCTCGCAGGTTGTCCTACGTGACCCCCGACAAGCTGGAGATGGTCAACGCCAGCAGTCCGTCATTCGTGAACTACTACACCATCGTCGGCGCACAACTGCGGTTTGCTGACGACGGCGACGGCTCGGTGATCGCCACCTACAACGCCAAGTTCACGCCGCTCTCCGACTCCAACACCTCGAATTCGATCCTGGCCGAGTTCCCGTCGGCCTACCTGTACGGTGCGCTGAAACACGCCGCGGTGTACCTCAAGGACTTCGAGGCAGCACGCAACTACGAGGCGCTGTTTGACCAGCAGATGGCGCTTGTGATCGCCAACAACGCCGAGCGCAAGTATGCCGGGGCGGCGCTTCAGGTGAGGCCGGCGTGATCGAGCTTCTCGGCTTCTCGCCCGATCTTGATCCGACGACGCCGGGGGTCATCACCGACTGCACCCAACTTGTGCCGTCAGACAAGGGCATGGCGTCGGCGCCTTCTCCGGTCGATCCTGGGTCAGACGTGCTCGTGGCCGACTGTCGCGGGGCTGCAGTGCTCCAGAACACCGCCGGCACGAGGCGCACCATTGCCGGCACGCAATCGAAGCTGTACGAGCTGTCGGGTACGTCTTGGACGGACGTTTCCACCGGCACCTATACCGGCTCGGGCGAGAACCGCTGGAGCTTTGCTCAGTTCGGCGATGTGGCGCTGGCATCTAACGATGTCGTCGCTCTCCAGTCGTCCACCTCCGGCACCTTCGCGACCATCGCGGGCTCGCCCAAGGCGCGGATGATCGTTGCGGCCAAAGACTTCGTACTGGCCTTCGATACCAACGACGCTGGCTTTGGTGACTCCCCAGACCGTTGGTGGTGCAGCGCCTACCAGGATGCGTCGAGCTGGACGATCAACGCTTCGGTGCAGGCCACCTCTGGCCGCCTGATCGGCTCTGGCGGTGCCATCACCGCAGCCATCCGGTTCGGCCAGCAGGTTATCGCCTTCAAGCGTTCCGACATGTTCGTCGGCTCCTATGTCGGGCCGCCGCCGGTCTGGCAGTGGGACCAGGTTCCTGGCGATGTCGGCTGCATTGGCCCTGAGGCGGTGTGCGACATCGGTGGGCGAATCGTGTTCGTTGGCGATGACGACATCTGGCTGTACGACGGCACCCGGCCTACGCCTATCGCATCGGCGCTGCGACAGTGGTTCTTCAACGACTCGAGCGCGACCTATCGCTACCGGACCATCGTCACCCACGACAAGCAGAACAGCCGGGTATGGTTCTTCTACCCGTCTGCCGCAAGCACTACGGGCCAGCCGGACTCTGCCATTGTGTGGCACCGCCGCAATGGCCGGTGGGGAAGGGCGAACCGCACCATCGAAGCGGCTTTCCAGTACGTCACGCCGGGCCTGACATGGGACACGCTCAACACGCTTTCCAGCACCTGGGACGCACTGCCGGATATCCCTTGGGACTCTCAGTCGTGGCAAGCCGGAGGCCGGGCGCTGGCGGTCTTCGACAGTACTCACGACATCAAGACGCTATCCGGGGTTGGGGCTGATAGCACGCTGACGCTCGGAGACTACGGTGAGGACTACCGGGACACGTTCGTCCGTAGCGTGAAGCTCCGATACATCACTGAGCCCACCACCGGGTCTGTGCAGGGCTACACCAAGCAGGGGCCTGGCAAGACGCTCACGGTAGCGGATACCGGTACGTTGAGCGACAGCAAGTACGACGTCCGCCAGACCGGGCGCTTCCACCGCTTTGCCTTCAGCCATACCGGGAACACCGAGTTCAACGGCTTCGTCATGGACGCCATGCCGACCGGGCGTCGCTGATGGCAAAGCTCGACGAGAACCAGCAGTTCAGCGAGCAGACGCTGCTCCAGACCCTCTACACCTACGCCAAGCGCGTGGCCCAGAAGGTCAACCGGATGTCGGGAGCCGAGTTCACTGCCACCTACGACCCCGGAAACCTCGTTGACGGGGCTGGCACGACCACCACGGTATCTGCGCCAGGCTCGCAGTTGGGCGATTATGTGCAGGCGACATTCTCGCTAGATACCCAGGGGATACTGGTTTTCGGGTGGGTATCTGCGGCAGGTACGGTATCCGTCAGGTTCCAGAATGAATCTGGCGGGGCGATAGATTTGGCGAGCGGCACGCTTAAGGTTAAAGTCTCGCCAGAATGAAACTGTTTACGGTGCCTCCCTCACATATATGTATCGCATGGAGGGATGGTGCTGATAAACTATCGCAAGCGACGGCTCGCGCATCGCGCGAGATAACCGCAGATCAGTTGAAATTGCTCCTGCTCAGGGGCGAGAGAACGCTAATCGGTATAGCTGACGACAGCGACATACCGAGGGCGTGGGCGGCGGTCCAAATCCAGACCCTGCCGAACATCCGTGTTTTGTACGTGTATGCCATGGTTGGCCCTGGCTTTGCCGGCGCAGAGAGTTTTGAACTCCTGCGGCAGTACGCAAAGCAAAACGGCTGCGAAACCATCCGAGGCTCGTCGATAGATTCGATTGGTCGCCTCTGGCAGCGCAGATTCGGAGCCCAAAAGCTGTACAGCGTGTACGAAATGGAAGTGAACTAAACATGGCAGGCGGCAGCAGCGAGTCAACGACCAGTGGACCTCCGGATTGGGCTGTCCCGCACTTCCAGCAGTTCCTTCAGCGCGGCCAGCAGGTCGCGGACATGCCGTACCAGCCGTACACCGGCCAGACGGTGGCGCAGTTCAACCCGTACCAGACGCAAGCGCTGGACGCGACGGCACAGCGTGCCATCTACGGCTCTCCGGTCAACAACGCGGCTTCTGGTGAACTCACCAAGACACTGAGCGGGGGTTACCTCAACAACAACCCCTATATGGATTCCCTCGTCAATCAGGCGCAGGGAGACGTGATCCGCAACTACCAAGACGCGATTCTTCCGAGCATCGACGCCCTGGACGCGCGCTCTGGCAGCTTCGGCAACTCCGGGGTGCAGGCAGTACTTGGTCAGAGCCGATACCAGCTCGGGCAGACGCTGGGCGACATCTCCACGAACCTGCGCGGTGCGGACTATGCGGCCGAGCGCAACCGCATGCAAGGCGCTGTCGGGATGGCGCCGACGATTGCCAATCAGGACTACGTTGACGCCAACGCATTGCTCCAGGCAGGCGGTGCCTACCAGGGGCAGGAGCAGCGCAACCTCGGCGACGCCTACGCACGATTCACCGAGGCGCGCGACTACCCGAAGCAGCAACTGGCGACGTTGGGCTCAACGCTCGGCATGAACTACGGCTCACAAATGACCGGGCCTGGACCGAATAAGGGTGCCGGGGCGCTTGGTGGCGCACTCGGTGGGGCGCAGCTAGGCGCCATGTTCGGTGGCCCGTATGGGGCGGCCATCGGTGCCGGTGGCGGTGCTCTGATGGGGGGCAAGTAATGGCTGGCGGCGGCGATCTCACCAGCGCAGTGCAGGACCCGCGGCGCTCCATTCAGCCGGTCGGCCGTCAGCAGGCGATGAGTGCGCCTTCTGCTGTTCCGATGAGGACTGGCTTGCCGAACAGTGGGTTGGCTCGCTTTGGGGCGAACTTCTCCCCGTACCAGATGCCGGCGTACACCCCGCCGATCTTCCAGCCCCAGGCGCTGGCTCCGCTGCGCCAGTTCGGAGCAGGCATGTTCGGCCAGCCGGAAATCGGCCGGTATGGGGATGTCGGCGGCTCTGGTGTCGCCTCGGGCGACAGCATGGGCGGATTCGGTCCTTCGGCAGGTATGGGGATGACTGCGAGCGATGGTCTCGGCGGTGCCGGAAGCGTGGGCGGCATGGGCATCGGTGACGGCATCGGCATGGGTATCGGCGAGTCCATGGGGATGAGCGGCGGCTCTGGCATGAGCGGCGCTGGCGGTCTCGGTGCAGGTATGGGCGTTGGTGAGTCGATGGGCATGTCTGGCGGGACAGGCATGAGCGGGACTGGCGGCATCGGCGAAGGCATCGGCGACGGTGGCGGCGGTGGTGGAGGCGGGAAGTAATGGCCGGCATCCTTGAACTCCTCGGCGCATCGACCGGCGATGCTGGCAAGGACGCCGCCATCAACAACGGCATTCTCCAGGCTGGTCTGAGCCTGTTGCAGTCGCGCGGCCGGCTTGGTCCTGCGCTGGGTCAGGCGGGCATGGCTGGCCTTCAAGGCTTCCAGCAGGCGCAGCAACACACCTTCCAGCAGCAGTTGCAGCAGTCGCAACTGGAGGAGTTGAAGCGCCGGCAGGCCATGCAGCAACTTCCGGCACAGTTTGCGCGGACTCCCGCCCAGACGGCGCTAGCAAATGGCGGTGGGCCTACCGTCGCGAATGCCAGGGTCGCGGAGTCCGCGCAGCCGTCGTTCGACTACCAGGGCTATGCCAATTCACTGGCGCAATACGACCCGGTAGCAGCGCTTCAACTCAAGGAATCGCTGAAGCCCAAGGAGAAGGCTCCGATCAAGCTGGGCGCTGGCGACACGCTGGTGGATCCGGCGACGTTCAAGCCGATTGCGAGCGCTCCCGAGAAGGAGCCCGAGCCGTTGCGCGTCGCTCGCATTCTCTGGGGTGAGGGTTCGCCGCAGTACCGGAAAGCACAAGAGAACTACGTTCAGACGAAGACGACGCACCAGCCGGCTACGCAGGTCAGCGTTAACACCGGGCAAAAGGGCATCGAGAACGAGATGAAGTTGCGCGACGACTTCCGCTCTGAGCCGGTCTACAAGGCGCACTCCGAGGTCAAGTCGGCCTATTCGCAGATCCAGCAGGGGTTGAAGTTGCAGAGCCCTGCGGGCGACCTTGCCGCGGCCACCAAAGTGATGAAGTTGCTTGACCCTGGCTCGGTCGTCCGAGAGTCGGAACTCGGAATGGCAATGGCCGCCACTGGCTTGATGGATCGAGTGACAAATTACGCCACAAACATCCTGAGCGGCAACAAGCTGACCCCCGCTCAACGCAGGGATTTTGCCAAGCTGGCGGATGCGCTGCACGCAGAGAGTGCGAAGCAATACAACGCGAAGCGCGGCGAATACCAGGGCTTCGCAAAGTCGTGGGGGCTCAATGGTGAACGCGTTTCAGGACCGGAGGCTGCGGCCCCTTCCGGCACGGTAGTTGACTTCGGGAGCCTGAAGTAATGGATGTCCGGCTCCCGGACGGAACGGTCATTCAGAACGTCCCGGACGGGACGACAAAGGCCGAACTCGTTGCCAAGCTTCAGCGCAACGGTATGGCCGTTCCTTCTGAGTGGCTGACACAAGAGCAGCCGAAGCCGGCGGCGGTGCAGGCCGGCGAGCAACTGCGCGGGATTCCTCGCCAAGTTGGGCTAACGGCACGCTATGGCCTTGAGGGGCCAGCGCAGTTCGCGTCGATGTTCACAGAGCCGGTGCGCCAGTTCATCACCGACCCGCTGCTTCGTCTGGTGACCGGCAAAGAGGGTAGTAGCCCGAGCCTGTCGGCAATGGCAACTGGCGCGGCTGACGCCGCTGGGCTGCCGACGCCGCAGGGCGCGAATGAGCGTGTCGTTGGCGATGTGACAAGGCTTATGGCAGGAGCTGGTGGAGCGGGTCTCGCCGGGCGGGCGGCTTCTGGGTTGCCTGGGTTTGCTGGACAACTTGGCAAGTTCTTCTCGGCCAACCCGACGCAGCAACTCATTTCCGCCAGCGGTGCTGGTGCTGCTGGCGGTTCAGTTCGCGAGGCCGGTGGTGGTCCGTGGGAGCAATTCGCCGCCTCGCTCATCGGTGGCGTCGGCGCTCCCATGGCCGCCAACAAGGTCGCAGACGTTGGGCGCAGTGTTGGCAGTGCGGCGAAGCGGCTCTCCGATTGGGTCGCGCCGGGCGCCATCCAGCCGCAGAACGTCGATCAGCAAATCACGCTTGTGCTTCGACGTGCCGGCGTGGACTGGGCACAGATCCCAGAGCGTGTGCGTCAAGGTATGCGGTCTGAGGTCGAGGCTGCGATGCGCACTGGTCAGGATCTTGACCCGGCGGCGGTTAATCGGCTGTTGGCGTTCGCGCGCACTGGCGCCACCCCCACGCGGGGGATGATCTCTCAAGACCCGGTGCAGATCACACGCGAGAGGAACCTTGCGAAGACGGGTGCGAACAGTACTGACCTCGGGCTTCAGCGACTGCCAAGGCTGGAGAACCAGAACACACAGCGCTTGCTTGACGTTCTGGATGAGGCGGGTGCGCGCAACGCGCCAGACAACTTCGCCACCGGCCAGGCCGTCGTGGACGCGGCAACGCGCCGCTTGCAAGCCTCGCAGGGGAATATCGACCGCCTCTACGGGGCAGCACGCGATACCGCCGGACGCTCTGCAGGAATCGACGGCGCCGCTTTCACTGCTCGAGCAAATCAGACGCTGCAAGAGCAATTGGCCGGCAAGTTGCCGGCGCAGGTTGAGGCGGCGATGAATGACATCGCGACCGGCAAGACGCCACTAACGGTGGAGTATGCCGAGCAACTGAAGACGATGATCGGGCGTCTCCAGAGGAACACATCTGACGGCAATGAGCGCTATGCGCTTGGCCTTGTTCGCCGCGCGCTTGATGAGGCTCCGCTGCGCAGTGCCCAACAGGTCAATCCAGGCAACCTCCCGGCAGTCCCTGGCACGGTGCCTCAGAGCCCGTCTGTGCTCGGTGCCGAATCGGTGGCCGCCTTTAACCGTGCCCGCCAAGCAAACCGTGGACTCATGCAGCGGGTCGAGCAGTCACCCGCGCTTCAGGAAATCTACTCCTCGATGCGCAACGGGACTCGCGTCGATCCTGACCATTTCGTTCGGACGTACATCACTGGGCAGGGCGCAAGCGTGGCTGATGTGCGCAACCTTCAGCGCTACATCGCAAACGACCCGCCGGCCATGCAGGCGTTGCGCGCGAATGTCGTCGCCCATCTGCGTAGCGCGGCCACTAACGCAACGGAGGACATCACCAAGTTCTCTCCGGCCTCCTACAACAAGGCGCTGAACGCCATCGGAGAGCGGAAGCTACAGGCGTTCTTCAGCCAAGAGGAAATCGCGACCCTGCGGGATGTTGGCCGTGTCGGGACGTACATGACGGCACAGCCTGCCGGCTCTGCTGTGAACAACTCGAACACTGGTGCCCTTCTGTTGGGGCGCGGCATGGAGTTGTTAGACACGATTGCCGGCCGACTTCCGTTTGGTATCAATGACACGGTACAGGGAACGCTGCGCGGCGTTCAGCAAGGCCGTGCACTGTCAGTTCCGGGCTCACTGCTGGCGCCGCGCAAGCCGGTGCCACTGCTTCAGCAAATAGGGCCGGCAGGCATCTACGGCGGGCTACTTGCCACGCAGCCAGTCGAGTAACGCAAGTACCAACAGAGCGGCGAGCCACCCAAGAAATATCGGACTCATCCCGAACAGAGTATTTTCCAAATGCCGGTTCCAGCCTCAATCAACGATCTCTCTACCACTGTAGCGAGCAATAGCCCATCCGGGAGCGAGACCCCCACAGACGGGGATAACTACCTGCGCACGTTCGCATCCTTTATCGCCCTTTTGAGGGACATGCTGAACGGGACGACGGTCGCCGCACTGAAAGATGCGTCCACCGTCAACAGTATAGAGATCGGGTATCGTGTCATTCCCAGAGTCGCGACCGCAACGACATCGGCGATTGGTGATCGCGGCAAATGCAACGCCATCTCGGCTGGGATCACCATTCCGGCATCGACGTTCGCGGCCGGCGATTCATTCGGTCTGTACAACGACAGTGGCTCGTCCGTGACCATTACGCAGGGCGCCGGACTGACGTTGCGCTGGGGCACAAGCACCGGGAACAGAACGCTTGCGGCACGCGGCATTTGCTCGGTGTGGTTCAACTCTGCAACCGAGGCTGTCATCACTGGGTCGGGGGTGACAGCGTGAGTTTCCTCGCGGCCATGCTCGGCGCGGCTTCTGCTGGTGTGACGCAGTCAATCACCGTTGCCGGTGGGAGCGTCACGCTTAGTTCGGACGGGACGGTTACGGCCATTTCCGGTGATGCCTTTTGGTTCAAGCCGCCGAGCGCTGGGATCGGTTCTCAGTACTGGGCTCGGACGACGCGAACCGGGGGCACGACGGGTGTTGTCTTCTCGCCAGCCTCTGGCACTTGGCATGCGCTCTCGTCTGGACAGACCTGGTTTGCATCAGGAGGCGCCGGCAACTGCCAGGGCACCCTTGAGATTGCTTCCGATGCGGCCGGCTCGACCATCGTCTCCACCGGGACCATTTCTGTCAACAACGCAATATGACTAGAGACATGCGATTGGACGCGGGATCACGTTGCAGCCAGTGGCAGGCGGCGGGACATCAACCTCGCTTTCGGCGATTTCCTGTCCGTCTCCTCCGCCCCCGCATGCCGTCAGAGCAAGGGCCAAAGCAATCGTCGCCAGCAGCTTCATTCGTAAACCTCCCTGGTGGTCCTCAAACGTAGTTGATCGGCTGATTAAGAGCAATCCCCCGAAAGTACGAGATGCCAGTTCCGTCAGCAATTACCGATCTCTCGACTACGCCGGGCAGCAACAGCCCCAGCGGGAGTGAGGCGCCGACCGAGGGGGATAACCACCTCCGTACGGCGTATGCGTTCATTCGCCAGATCTACGACGCGGCTTCTGCCAGTTCTGCTGCTGCTGCTGCCTCGCTGTCTGCGTTTGCCTCCAACCTCGCCAGCGCCGGCACTGCGACGGTTGGCGCTGGCCTCGTCAAGTCGAAATACGACCTGATCTACCCGGTGAAGTCGCTCGGCCTGGCGAGCTACGGCCGGCCGCCATCGACATGGGCGATGAGCGACGCCGAGGTGGCCGATGTGCTGTCGAACACCGGCAGCATGGACGTAGCCGCGGCGCTAAACACCATCATCGACACGGGCTATGAAATCGACTTCACGCCCGGAACGTACGGCATCAGCGTGCCGCTCACCCCGCTGACGCAGCAGACCCTGATGGGCCGCAAGCGCGAGAAGGCCATCATCAAGGCGCTGGCCGGCTTCGCTGGCTCGGCCATGGTCAGCTACCCGAGCGGCGCCTACTCCGGCGTGACGATCGAAAACCTGAAGCTCAACGCCAACAGCATCGCCGCACGATGCCTGGAGATGATCGGCGTATCGCAGGGGGCGGTCGATCAGATCATCGTCCGAGACGTGGCGATGTCCCTGGCGACGGCTCGCCCGTTCCACCTGGAAAACCTCACGTACTGGGAACTCGACCACGTCATCACAAACGGCGGTACAGACGGCGCGTTCCTGAAGACTTGCTTCACCGGCTCATCGAAAAACTGCGTCCACTACCACGGCGCGCGGGCGGCACTCATCCTGGAGGGCTGCTCTGACAACGCGTTGTCGAACCTCGTCTGCTTCAATAACCCCGGCACACCGAGCACAAGCCTGCTCGAGATCGACGGCGGGCACGGTAACGTCTTCCGCGACTACACGCTTGAACCGCAGGGCGCGAGCAACGTTACGCAAGAACTGCTGATCAACGACACGGTAACCGGCAACTGCACCGGCCACGAGTTCATCAGCGGCCAGCACATCGGCCTAGCGAACACCAAGACGCGCTCCATCGTCATGGGCTCGTCTGGGACGATCTATCAGACGCTGTTCGAGAACATGCGGGTCATCAAGCCGACGAGCAATGACTCGGTGTTGCTGACGGCCCAGCAGGAAACCAAGTTCAAGAACTGCCGGGATCAAGTTGCATACGACACGCCGACTTTCTCGAAGTTGACGGTCACGAACAACTCTGGCAACCCGTACAACGCCGACCACACCCAAGACCTCACGCTCACGATCAACGGGAGCACTGGCGACCCGACATCGCCGACCGCTGTCGGCGGCTTTGTCGCCCCGGCGATCAAGAACCACACGTTCTTCTTGCTAGAGCACAACTTCGGCGCCATCAACTGGTCTGCGGCCGGCACGGGGACGTTTCGAATCACGCTCCCCTTCAGCGTTACAGGCCATGTGATCGTCGGGCCATGCACCTTGTTCGCGACGGCCGTGGTTGGCTACGTGAACGGTACGACGGTCACTCTGTACCCGATCAACTCCAACACCGCGCTCACCTGGGCGTCTGCGGTTGCGGGTGGGTCGCTCGCGATCTCCATCGTTGGATACACGGCATCGTAGGCTATGACAGAGCACCACGACTCCACGGTTGGCCTCGTCGCCAAAACCATCGTTTCCATCGTCGCGTGGTTTGGCGCGGTCAAGTTGGCCGACGTGCAGGTGATGGTGGCGATCCTGTCCGGGCTCATCGTCGCGGGCTACGCGGCCACGCAGTGGTACGTGCTCTGGCGCGACAAGATCAGGAGGCCGCCCAAATGAAGTTCATCTCCAACGTGGGTCAGGCCCACCGCATGTACGTGGTGCAAGTCCTGGCGCTTATCGCGGCCGTGCAGGGCATCTGGGCCGCGCTGCCGCCCGAGTTGGTTGCGAAGTTGCCTGAACACCTCCTGAACCAGATCACCGCTGGGCTGGCTGTGGCCGGCGTGATTGCGCGCGTCATCAAGCAGTTCGCGCCGGAGTTCGAAGACACGCAGCCGATGAAGGACGACGAACGATGAGACCCCTATTGATCCTCGCTGCCGTGCTCGCGCTGGCTGGGTGCTCCAGCTTCAAGCTCGGCGGCATGGTGTACTGCCCGCACGGCATGTCGTGCAACTTCCAGCAGATCTCTTTTGGAGCGCCGGCATGAAGCGCGCAGCCATCGCCATTGCTGCCGGGCTGGTGTGTGGGGTGGCCTACGCTGGCGTCTCCGGTGCGCCGGCCGGCTACGGCCACGCCGGCCACATGCCGGAGATCGACACAGCCACGGTGCCAGAGCGCGCAACGCCGCTGACCGCGCCGAAGTGGCGCGACGCCAACGCAGCGCTCTATGGCGAGCGGCCGGCTGCAGATGTACAGGGCGCGCTGCGGTTTACCTGCAAGTTCTCGCACACGGCCTGGGATGACCCGCTGGTCAAGCCGAACATTCCCGGCGGATCGCACGGCCACACCTTCGTCGGCAATGCCGGCGTCACGGCACACACGACGGCGGATGATCTTCGCGGCCCGGGCTCGACCTGTGCCGGCGGCAGCGTCAACCAGTAGGCCGACTGGTTGACGCTGATGGTGGACACGGCAAACGGCGCGGTCGTGAAGCCGAGCGGGGCGCTCATGTACTACAAGTGCGGATACGGCCTGACCTCGGCCGAGTGCTTGAACATCAAGGCGCCGCCCCCGGGCTTCTCGATGATCGCCGGCAACATGGCGAACACCGAACTGGCTGGCCCGTACGAGTTCAAGTGCAACGGCAACCTGCCTTCGTACAAGACCATCCCGGACTGCGCGGCCGGCTCCACCCTATGGATGATCGTCGCGTTCCCGCAGTGCGTCGCGGTGGATCCTGACGGATACCCGCTGCGCGACTCGGCCGACCACAAGTCCCACGTCACAAAGCCATCCGGCGGCAAGTGCCCGGCGACACACCCGTACGCCATTCCGGAGGTCACGCAGGTCTTCCAGTACAAGGTGTTGGAGGCTGGCGAGGCCCTGCGCTGGCGCCTCTCGAGCGACCAAGCAGGAGCACCGGCTGGCACCTCGGCGCATGCCGACTACTGGAACGGCTGGGATCAGGCTGAGTTCGAGGCCGCCATCGCGGCATGCACGGCGGGCGGCTTCAACTGCCACACCAACCTCCTGCCACCGCTGCCTGGCACGACGACCTGGCGCTACCTGCTGCACTGAGGCGCGGCCATGGACCTGAAACAGCACCTCGCCGCCCAGCTCAAGGTAGACGAGGGGCTGGTTCTGCACGCCTACAAGGACCACCTGGGCTACCTCACCATTGGCTATGGCCGGCTGATCGATGACCGCAGGGGCGGCGGGATCAGCGAGGAGGAGGCCCTGCACCTTCTGGGCAACGACATCGAGCGAACCCTGCACGACATCGCGAAGGCGCTGCCGTGGGTGCGCAGCCTGAACGAAGCCCGACAGGGGGCGCTGCTCAACATGGCCTTCCAGATGGGAATCGGCGGGCTGCTCGGCTTCCAGCAGACGCTAGCGGCCATCCGCGATGAGCACTACGAACATGCGGCGCACCTGATGCTGTTGTCCAAGTGGGCGCAGCAGACGCCGAAGCGAGCCAGGAAGATGGCCCGCCAGATCGCAACAGGGGAATGGCAATGAGCGACCCGCCGCCAATCGTGGCAATCGTCTGGGAAGACGCACTAGTTCGTGACAGCCACCCGTGGACGGAGAACGCCGACCACACCTACAAGCCGCACCTCGTTCATCAGGTCGGCTTTCTTCTTAGCCACACGCAAGAGGGGATCATCCTGACGCAAGCGTGGCATCCGGAGTCCGTGGCCGCAAGGGACCAGATTCCTCTCGCAATGGTTCGGTCTATGACGGTGCTGCAGCCAGCGCCGGAGCCGAAGCCTAAACGGAGGCGGTGATGGCAGCGAGGTGCACAGAAGCCGAGTTCATCGAGTTGTGGCGCACCAAGGGCAGCGCTCGCGAGGTAGCTAAGACACTGGACATCGGAGAGCGGCAGGTTCACGAGCGCCGCCGATCAATCGAGCAAAGGCACAACATCCGACTGGACGCCACCAAGGGAAGCGCGCACCACTACAAGCACCTGTCGCCGACCGAACACGCCGCGCGCCGGCACTTCGAATGCAAGGATGGCACGGTTCTTGTGTTCTCGGATGCGCACTTCTGGCCTGGCGTGCGGACCACCGCCTTCAAGGCGCTGCTGATGTTCATTCGGGAGCTAAAGCCAAAGGCGATCATCAACAACGGGGATTCCTTCGATGGGGCATCGATCTCGCGCTATCCCCGCATAGGGTGGGACTCGAAACCGTCCGTCGTCGAGGAGCTTAAAGCTTGTCGGGAACGACTGGGAGAGATCGAAGATGCGGCAAACGGAGCGAAGCTCTACTGGCCGCTCGGGAACCACGACTCCCGTTTCGAAAACAGGCTGGCGCAGAACGCCTCTGAGTACGAAGGCGTGAAAGGCTTCTCCCTCAAGGACCACTTCACGGCGTGGGCGCCATGTTGGAGCGTGTGGATCAACGGCGATGTCGTAGTGAAACACCGGCTCAAGGGCGGTATCCACGCGACGCGGAACAATACCCTGAACGCGGGGAAGACCACATTTACTGGGCATCTGCACCAACTCAAGGTCACTCCCCTCGATGACTACAACGGCACCCGATGGGGGGTAGATACAGGGACGCTTGCCGACCCCTCCGGGCCCCAGTTCACCGATTACCTCGAAGACGGGCATACAGACTGGCGCTCCGGTTTCGCTGTCGCTACGTTCCATGATGGTCGGCTCCTTTGGCCTGAAGTGTGCCGAGTGATGGAGTTCGGCAAGGTGGACTTCCGGGGTACGGTCATTGACGTGAGCGGCGAATAAGCCATGGCCTGTAATCCCACCATACAAGCCGCAGCCGATCTCATGGCCTTGACAGAATCCACGCGCGGAGTCCCTGGCGCATGGCTGTCCGTCAACGGACTGTGGTGCTGGCTTCCTGCTAAAGCGGATTACGCCGATATTGGCCTGATGCGAGAGGCGCTGCACCGACACGAGCTTGACCGGCTTGGAGATGCTGCGCGGTATGACCGGCTCGCATCATGATGGATGTCATCGCCGTGCTGCTGGTCGTCGTCGGCTTTGCCGTTGGCTGGTGCCTACGCGGCTGCCACGAAGACGAGAAGGCCGCGGCGAGGGCCGAAGCAGCGGCGCAGCGGGCCGATCTGCGGCCGGTCAAGGGCAAGGTGCCGGCCGCGCGGGTTCAGTCGCGCTGATCGTTGACGAGAACCCATTCCGTCTTGCCCTCAAACCTAGGCGGGCGCAGAAATCGCGGGTATTCGCCGTACTGGTAGTAGGCCAGCGGGGTGTGCTCCCAAACATTGACCGGGTTCAGCGGAGTCGGCACGGGGCGAAGCATCCAGCGCGCCTTAGCCTTGGGCCTCGTTGGGCTGTCGTCGCTTGTGCTGGGATCGGTCATGTCGTTCCTTTCGGCGGTGGGGTGGGGCGCTTGCGGGTGGGCATGGAGGCTGTCTAAAAGAACGTCCGCGATGCGTCGCTCACCGGGCATGCTGATACTCGCAAACGCCCATTCGTATTAGACAGCGCGTCCGAAAAATGTGTACAGATTCAGGACGTTAGAGCGATTCTTCTAGGTACTGCTGCATCATTGGAGTATGTTCTAACGTATTGATTTGACTAGCTTTTCTGTCCAACGTCTAACCGCTGTCTAATATTCGGGCCCGCAACCTCGGGGGTTTCGCGGAGCCGAATGTACCTTGCGGTCATCGACGGGCTGGTGTGTCCGAGCAGTGCCTGGGCGTCGTTGCCCTGCTGCTTGGCGTCCGTTCCAGACTTCGCCCGCATGTCGTGCGGCGTGGCGTCATCCACCTTGGCGGCACGCCGCGCGACGTGCCACTGCTGCAGGACGGTGCGGTAGTCAGGCGCCTTGCCGGTGCGCCCATGGAGAAGCGTGAGCGCCGTCACGTTCCCGTACAGCGTCTTGGCGCGCTCCACGGCGGCTTTCATCTCGGGAGTCCAGAGGACGCACAGCTTGGCGCCGGTCTTCTGCTGCTTGAACAGGATGCCGCGGTCGGTGATGTCGCTCTTTCGGATGCGGAGCACGTCGTTGATCCGCTGGCCTGTGCAGTACAGCAGGTCCAGAATTACCTGGAGCCTCGGGCCGGCCGCGTCTCTGATGGCGAAGAACTCGTCATCGGTCAGGTAGCGCTCTCGCTCTGCCTCTTCATATCGCCTGACGCCGATGCAGGGGTTGCTCTCTACCTCCTGCCACTCGACCGCGTAGCCGAAGACGATGCGCAGCAGGGACAGCTTGCGGTTCGTCATGTTGGGCGTCTTGGCGCCAGCGGCCTTGATCTTGGCAATGTGCATGCCCTTGACCTGCCCCGGGGCGAACTCGCGCAGCGTGACCTTCAGGGCATCTGCGGCAACCCGGTACTGTGCTTTCGTGCTCTCGGCCAGCGGCGGCCTCTTCGTGGCGATGTGGTGCGCCAGGGCGCGCTCGATCAGGTCAGCCATGCCACCCTTCGGCGTGCTCACGCGGCGGGCGTAGTCGGCCAGCGCGCCGGATAGATCGGTCCCGAGGTCGTTCCACTTCCCAGCCTTCACGTACCAGTACCGGCCGTGCTTGAAGTACACGCACTGCGGTAGGTGGCGGTCAGTCTTGCGGCGGCGGTTCACAGGTGCAGCTCGGGCTCGCGCTGGGTGGTGGAGATGGTACCGCCAGGGATGGCCTCAACATGGGTGCGCAGGACAGCCAAGCTGCCGTCCGGGCGGACGCGGAACGGGATGCCCATGTGCTCGAGCGCGCGGCGCTGTGCGTCGCAGCGGCGGCGGCCGGTCAGGTCGCGGAGCTCGATGGCGGTGAGGAACACTGCAGGACCTCGGCTATGCTTTGGGGTCTGAAGGGGCGGCAGAGAGAGCGGCTTCGATGTCGCGGACAAACGCCCGAAGCGCATCGGGGCCGAATGCGTGCATGGACAACTCATTGCTGCCAACCCTGCCGAAGCCCATGTGTTCGTGCTCCAGCGCGATTGCCTCGATCTGCTCATCCGACAGCGGCACCACCTTGTGTGCTGGTGGTGCTGCTGGAGGGGTCGCCGCGAAGAGTGGCTCAGGCTTGAGGGCTTCCCACTCCGGCTTGTTTCCCGTGTAGCGCCAATGGCCGCGCGCATCCTTGTACCGCCACGCCGCCACCGGCTTCGGCTCCCCTGCTGGGATGTGGGTGGAGGCTCTGGCTTGCCATGCGGCCCAGGCGGCGTGCACGGATGCGTCGCAATAGACCTGATCGAAGCCTTCGTGGTCAGCATCCTCCCGCTCCAGGCGGTAGTAGCCGTTCAGGATGGCCCACCGCTCGAATGCGGCGCGCTCTGCGCTGTCAGTCACGTCTGCTCCTTTCGGTCATCAGGTCGCGCTTCGTGGATGGGCTGCTCCTTCGGCTGCTTGAACGCTGATCGCACGTTCTTCGTCTTGCGTTCCACGCACTCTCGCAGGTACCGCTTTGACAAAGGCGCGTCTGCAGGCTCCGGCTGTTTCACCCCATGAGCTGAGAGAGCATCGATTGCGGCAGCGCGCAATTCCCGCAGTGCCAGTTGTGCATCGGTGCGACAGGCCGTCGCATGACGCTGCTGCTTCAGCCACTCCTGCGGGTCTGACTCGCGATGAATGGTCATCGCGATGCGCTCGTGTTGGCAGGCCTCATCGTAGCCAGACATGACTCGATGACACAGGGCCTCGATGCGCTGCGCCTCCGCCGCCTCCCTCGCATGCATCCGAGCATCGGGCTTGCTGGCAAGCGCTGCACGCACTGCTTCTTGTGCGTAGGCGTGCATCTGGTCGGCGGTGTAGAAGTCGCGGGGGTTGAACTCGTCGCCGGGAACGAACGCTCTCGGCAGCGGTGGCAATGCGGTGTTCGTCATGCGGGTTCTCCAAGTCCTATTTGTGGGATGCGCGGATGACCCCACCAACCGGCGCGAATCCTCTCTGCCTCGGCCCCATGCGAAATTCCACCTGACCGCCTTTCACCGATATGACGGTGTACGCAGGCCATTCGGGGTAGTCCTTCACCCGGATGCGGTCTCCGGGCTTGATGTCGCTCGCAGGGCCGAGCGGCTTCTGGGGCTGCGTGATGGAGCCTAGGCGCCAATCGTTCATGCTGTGGCCTCTTCGTTCTGCGGCTCGGACCAGACGACGCCCTTCTCATCGCCCAGCGCTCTCAGCCAAGTGATGTAGTTCGCCATCTGCCGCACGCTCATGGTCGATGTCTTCTCGTAGATCACGTCAACGCCAACGCCATCGAGGGCTGGGATCATGAGCGGCTGCTCGTTGGCCTCCCGCATGAAGGCGGCCACGGTGAGGCGCTTCCAGATGCCGGCCGGCCACTTGCGCCCGAAGTGATCGGCTTGGCGGGCGATGTCGGTCAACATCGCATGGCACCGAGCGTTCTGTTCCGAGTTGCGTGTGGGCGGCGTGATCGAAACGACGTAGCCATCTGGCGCGTCGGCGAGGTACGCCATGGCTCGCTTCCTGGCTAGCTGGTGAGCGAGTACGAAACGCCCGCCGCTCATGCCACCTCCCACTGCGGGCACTGCGAAACCATGACGACATGCGGCGGCTTCATCTCGATGGCGCAGCCATAGCTGCCAGGCTTGCCCGGGTACACCATCACAGCACCATCGAACTCCGGCTGTTCGGCGCGCTCAACCTCGTTGTGCTTGCACGTCTTGCATGTCCGCGCACCTGGGTTTCGTGCGCAGGTTCGCTCGTGCGTCTCGACAGCCTTGCGGTTCAGCGTCGCATGCCGGCCGCACTTGAACGCGCAGAGGTAGGCGGTTGCTTCGCGTGGCATCACAGAATCTCCTTCCGACCCTCAAGCCGCGCCATCTCGCGCGTCTCATCGATGTACTTCGCCTCCAGTTCGCGACGCTCATCAAGCGTCATGTCGATCAGAAGGTCATGCTCTGCGTGATGCCCCATGTGTCCCGGTCTGGTGGCGCAAAGTGGGAAGCAGTCAAGGTCCGATGACTTCTGACCAAGCCCGCGTCCGCGATTGGGATGTGCCGCTTGGCTGTAGCCTTCGATCTTGCAGACGATGCACGGCAGCGACGCAACCCACCTTCTGTAAGACTCCGAGCGCACCGGCGGCTCCTTCGGCACTGCGGCCGCCTCTTGCGATACGGGCCGGTACACGCCGCGCCGCTCTACCGGCACCAGCGGTGCTCTGGGTGGGCGCTCGTAGGCTGGGCGTTTAAAGCCGCTGCGGGTCAGGCTCATGCCACCTCCACGTATCGGCCAATGCCAGCCTTCGAGAAATCACCCTTGAAATGAGGCGAGACGTGGAACCGGTGATCCGGCGGGCACCCCGGCAGCTTCTGCACCTTGACGTGCGGCGGGATGATCGGCTCGGCGTTCTTCCACGCCTCCTGCGGCTTCTTGCTGATGGTGACCGGGGCGGAGACGGTCATCGGCTCCTGACGGTGCCTCTTCGATACCTTCGGCTCGGCCTTCGGCTTAGGTCCGGGCTTCTTGCGCGGCTGCTTCGGCTTCGATGCCCAGTACGTGCGCGCTCTGCGGTTGCGCGCTTCCCGCTCCCTCTCATTGCGATCCGCCGTGAGCTTCGCCATGTATGCGTCGAACGCAGCACGGCATGCCTCCGCTCGCTCAGAGCCAGCGAAGAAGCGCGAGTCCTTGAACTTGCCGAGGACGAACACATGGCCTGCCAGGCGCAGCAGACGGATTGCGGCCGATACCCTGATGCCGTCCAGTCCGGTGGCGCGCTGGATGTCGGTATGCAGCAGGCCAATGTCACTGGTGTCGGCCTGCAGGGCGGCAAGCACCATCGGGCATGTCTTCGGAGGGCGGCCGGTTTTCATGCCTTTGCAGCCTCCTTCTTCGATGCATGCAGGGCCTGCGAATACGCCTTGATCGGGTTGCGCACGCCGGACGGCAGGATGGCGCTCAGGTAGATCTTCTGCACGTCGTCAAGGTTTTCCTTGGCGATCAGTTCATAGCCCGCCTTCGGCCCATCTTCTTCGTTGGCGTCGAAGATGACGCACACGCGCTCGGCCAGTTCGTTCAGGTGGTCCTTCCAAACCTGCGGCATGTTGTCGGCCTCTGCGGCAAGCACATCGGCGTGCGCGCCGCGCTTCGGGGGCGGCACGGGCCGGCTGGCGGCTTTGGCTGGCTTGCTTGCGGCGTTGCCGTCGTCATCCTCTGGCGCGATGCCGCAGGCGGCCATGAGGCTGTAACGGCGCGCGTAGGTCAGCGCCGAGCCGTATCCCTGCGGGTCTTGCTTCGACGCCGGGACATGCAGCTTGCCGCACCTCAGCATCTCGCCGGACTCGTGCAGGAACACTGTCTCGACGGTCACCCCGGTCGCGTCCTCGGACGTTTCCTGATAGACCGCCAGCCCGTTTTCCAGGCATGGGCTGTCGATCGCTTCCAGGCAGGCGCCAAGGTCGGCGTACTTGCTTCGGAATGCGGGGTTGGTCTTGTCCTTCAGCACGGGGCTGAAGGCGCGCTTGGCCTTGACGAAGGCGGCTGCAACGTTGCTCATGGCTCAGAACGGGTCCGGGTGGTTGATGAGGTTGGCTCGGCGCTTCTGGCGATACCGGGCCATGTGGTAGGCGGCCATCCCTGCGTCGAAGGCAAGGCGTATGGCGTGTGCGATGTCACGTAGGCGTGTCATGTCACTTCCTCCGAATGGCCGTCACCAGCGCCCGCCATAGGCTCCAGCGGCGATAGCCGAAGATGGCGTGGCCTGCGTATAGGTCTCGCTGCTGGCGCTGCGTGTAGTGCGCCCAGGGGTTGTCCAAGAACAGCGGTCTCATGCGACCCCCCACGGAAACCACGACGACACGTAGGCCGCCACCGCCACAAGCGCAATCGCCAGGACAAGCGTGGTTCCGTTGAGTGGTGGGAACTCCGGAATGCTGCGGTCGTCGTTCGCCGACTCGGGCACTTCGACCCTGATCGGACGCGCGCTCATGACAGCGCCCCACGCTCGTCGTACAGCGCCCCGGCCTCGCTGTCGAGCCAGAGCTCCGGGCCGGGATAGCTGAGGGTGTCGGCGATCCGCGGCGTGAAGGTTGCGCCACGCGGCCAGTGCCACCACTCGCGCTGGCCCCTCGCGATGAGGGTGGCTTCGCGATGCGTGCAAGCATCGACAGTGATGCGCGAATGCTCGTTTTCCATCGAGTCGCGCACGATGACGATGAAGCGCTTCGTTTCCATCACTTGCTCCCTTCCGCGTGTTTGAGATCTGAGTAGAAGAAGCCGCCGATAAGACCGTCGGCCCTTCTGGCAAACAGCATGTTGTCGTGACCGTCTGGGTTCAGTTGGACGACCGCCAGATCGGGCCACAAATAGTCGAAGCTCTTGCTGCGCACCCGGTCACCGACCTTGAACACGGGCGCGCCTGCTTCGACGAGTGCGACCTCGGTCGGGTTGAATGCCCACTTGCCGATGAGGAACCAATGGCCGCCAGGCTCCAGCTTATCGATCACACCCACAGTGCCGATCAAATGATTCGGCTGGTAGTAATTGCAAGCGATGATTCGCACCGTATCGCCGACCTTGAATACGGGCGACGGGATGCCAGAACCTTGACTAGAGGCGGCAGGGCGTGTGGCAGGCAGAGCTTGCTCACGCAGTCCTGAGACCGGATGAACATCCTTCTTGCGGCGTTCCTCTTGCTCTTCGACTGAGAACCGAACTGGCTCACGAGTACGTCGAGACAGAACTGGAAATTCTTCTGCGATGAGAAGAGCAAGAGCGGGGAAACCGAGGCGTGCGTCATGAACCATGGGGGACTCCGGTGGCGGCGATGACGGCGCGGATGCGATCACGGATCGGGCTGTTCTCGTCCAGTACGTCCTTCGGGTCGTATCCGCGCTTCATCGCCAGTTCGATCGTCTCGATCAGGTCGAGCATCTCCGGGACGAGGGCGATCCGGCGGGCGGCGTCTCCGTCGAAGACGAACGCGACGTTGCACCCACTCGCGTTCTGCACGGCAAACTGAAGCTCGATCCCGTCCAGGTACTCTGGCTGGCCGGCGTCATCCACCTTCCACGCCTCCACCAGCCCCACCGTCTGCTTCCCCTCACCCATGGCTGCCTCCCAGAGCTTTCGAGATGGCGGCGCGGGCGGCGTCCATCGCCGCGACCTTCTGTTGTTCTCCGCTCTCAGTGAGAGCAAAGCAGCGCTCCGTCACGGCCAGAAGGCCAGCGAGCGCGTTCAACACTTCGGTGGTAGCCGAGCGTCCGGCCAAGATCCGAAGCCGAGCGCGCTCGCACGCAGCGACGTCATCCGACAAGAGCGGATCCGGCGTCTGCTTCCCCTCACCCATGGCTGCCTCCCTCGGCCTTGGCGATGCGCTTCCACGTCTCGCGGCAAACCACCTCGGCAACGTCAAAGCGCTGGCACGCGCGGTCGTGCGGCGTGCAGCCATGGAGGGTGGCGTTGGCTACGCGGTTCGCCTGCCGTGCCGCCGCCCGCTTTTCTTTCCATGCCGCCGTGTTCGCGGCTCTGAGGTCGGAAACGCTCAACGTGTCGCACGCTGCGCGCAGATGCTCGCCGCCCGTGTAGACGCCGAGGCCCTGCACGCGGACTTTCAGCGGCCCGAAGACATAGTCGGTGATGGCCGGCGTGTGCTTCACTTCAGACATGGCTGCCTCCCAGAGCTTTCGAGATGGCGGCGCGGGCCTTCTCCGTCAGGCGACGAGCTGGACCATCCAACTCGGGCGGCATACCGATGCCATCGAGTGCCGCAAGCGCCTCGTCATCCGCGTCCACGATCTCCTGCAGAACAGCGAGAAGATCGGGAGAAGCGGCGAACAGTCGCGCGTAGCTATTGGTGTCCAGTTCTGCGTAGTGGTCCCGGCTGCGCGCTACGACCAGCGCAACGACAGTTCCGTCTGCATCACATACGCCCTGGTACTCACTGATGCCAAGGCCGTCATAACTCGCGGTCCAGTCACCGGCATCAACAGTGACGCGCAACGGGCCAGGAGTGAAGCGAGGTTCCATCACGCGGCCCCCTTCTGGCTCAGAACGAGCCTCACGCACATCAGCCGCGCCAGCCGGCGTGTCGTCGGGCACACGGTGTTGATCCGAGCCCTGTGGATCCGCAGGGCCGATTCGAAGGTGGTCGTGCTCACAGGTCATCTCCTACTGCATGCCGGTGGTAGTCGGCATGGGCTTTCGCGATGCGGGCAACCATCTCGGCCGCACGCAGCTGCACGTCTTCTCCGCGCATCGCATCGCGCAGGAACCGCACGAATTCGCTCGCCCGCTCGTCGTTCTCGAGCAGCGCATCGCCCAGCACTGAACCAAGCGTGGAGTCGTGGTCGTAGTCCGGAGTGCGGATCACGGCAGAGGCGTCGCCCGCTTCGACCGCAGCGAAGAACTCCGCCAGCAGCTCGTCGTAGGCATCGGCTGCCAGTGCGGCTCGCCGGGCTGCTGCGTCATCGATGGCGCGCATGGCGCGGGGAGTGATGCGCAGGTTGTCGATGGTCGCGCTCATTCCGCCATCCCCTTGCACGCCACTCCGGTGTTCGCCGGATCCAGCGTGATGGCGTGCTCGATGTGTGCTTCCAAGAAGCTCTGGGCTTCGGCCTGCGTCGCGAACGATGCGCAGGTGATCGGCTGGCCGGCGTACTTCGCCAGCGGGTCGGCAGCGCAGGCGGTGAGCGCCAGCGTGGTTGCCGCAATGAACCTGTGTTTCATCTCTGCTCCCATCTCCGCTGTGCGGTGTGTCGATGAGAGAGACTATGCCTTAAAGCATATCTACGGTCAAGCGTAAAAGCATATTTTTTGTCTGGGGCATGAAAAAGCCCGCTCGTGGCGGGCTTTGTGTGTTGGTGCCGGTTTGGCCTAGTCGGCCTCTAGGCCGTGAATTCGTGCGCGCAACTTGTCCTCAAGCGCTCCGACGGCGCCGCGGGTAAATGTTGGGCTTCGATCTGCTTCGCCGCACAGATGGGCCTCGTACTGTCGCTGGGCATAGATCGCGACATAGGCCACACCGATGATCTTCTTGGCCTTGATGCCGGCAAGCAACTCTGTGACGCACTTCTCAGTGTCTTCAGACCCGCGCGACGGAACCAAGGTAAACGGACGCCTCATGACAACTTCCCTTTCTTGCCGACGCTCCCCGCCGGCTGATGGACCACAGGATTCAACAACTCATGGCCGGCCCTCTCTCGTAGCCGCTTCTCGATTTCACGGATTTCGCCTGCACGCCGCTCCATCTGTGCCACATAGTTGGCGCGATCAGTCGGGAGGATTGCTTTGTAGGCGATGAGCATCCGCTCGAGCAAAGCGTCACGCTCACCTGGTTCGGCGCTCGCCTTTGGCGGCTCGCTGTCATCCGACCAGTCCGGCTCCTGGCCCTCGTTGAGCTCAAGCCAAGCGGCTGGTACGCGAAGCACATGAGACAGCCTCGCCATGGCAGTGGTCTTGCTGATCTTGCCGTTCTCGATCTTCGAGATGTCGGATTGCTTCAGGCCGGCGCGTTCGGCGAGGTGAGCCTGCGACAGCTTGCGCATGCGGCGGGCAAGCCGAAGGCGTTGAGCGAGCGTTTCTAAGGGTCTTGGCACGCCCGGATTTAATCCCGCTTGCATATTCCTGAAAGACTGGCAAAATAGTCGTGAAGGAATACGACAGCCATGGAAGCCAAGGATCTCATCGCGGCCCTCATCGATAGGGGGATGACGCAGCAGCAGATTGCCGAAGAGACCGGCATCCCGCAGCCGACGTTGAGCAAGGTTCTCCGCGGTGGCGTGAAGGATGTCATGTCGCGCAACTATCGGAAGCTGGAAGCCCTGCATGACAGGGAGATCGCTTCCGGCGCGACCGCAAAGGCTTGAGCCATGCATCACAGCAGTTTCCTTTCTGAAGCTGCCCGCAGCAACTCTTCGGATGCTCGCGCACTGTCACCAGCCATCCGCACCAGCAAGCGCACCAGGAACCTCTGGAGCGCTGCTCGTGCTGGATCCATTGTCTCCTCCCTGGCCGCTCCTGCGGCCTTTGCGCCCGGCTCCTCGTGTGAGGGGTCGGGCGTCTTTTCTGCAGTACCCATCCGCTGCCGGTCTGAGGGGGCCGGCGTCTCGCCCGCATAGGGCAAACAACAAGAAGGGCGCTTCTGGCGCTTGGAGGGATTCGTCATGGGCTCAATCGTGGACGCCAACAACGCGAAAGGACAGGAAAGGTCAGGAAAGGATTCGCAAGCACAGGGCGAAATGCCTTGGCTCTGCGAGGTCAAGGGGCCGCAGGCGGCGGCAATGGATTTCATCTCCCGCGCATCGTGGGAGGGGACCTTGCGGTTCGCCGTGCAGGGTGCCTCGATGGATGACTACGAGGTAGCGGACGTTCTTCACGTCTCGCACGGAACGATGTCAAAGATTCTCAAGGGGACAGCGGGCTTGTGGGGTGCCAAGCTCGTGAAATTCATGCGGACGACGGAATCGCTCGCTCCGCTGCAGTGGCTGGCCGACCAGATGGGGTGCGACATCGTTCGCCGCGCCCCGCTCGAGACGGAAGTGGAGCGGTTGCGGCGGGAGAACGCCGAGTTGCGTGCCAGGCACGACAGGCGTGCGTAAGGAGGCGCCATGCCCTGGCTCTTCTCTCAATCCAAGCTAGACCGCTGCACCTCCGAGCGCGGCCTCCGCCGAATGCTAATGGCAGCGGAGCGCCATGTCGCCCAAGCCACCACCATCGGCTGGCCTGCGCTGGCGCAATCCTGGAAACGGGACGCGGAGCGGATCAAGGCGCGGATGGCGCAGTTCAAGGAGACCGCGTGACCAAAATCGTCCCGAAGAACTGGCGGGACTTCCAGCACTACAAGGACCGGAACCCGCCGTGGATCCGGCTCCATCGTGGGTTGTTGGACAACAAGGACTTCCAGCGACTTCCGGTCGCAAGCAGGGCTCTGGCCCCCATGCTCTGGCTCATTGCCAGTGAATCGGTTGATGGCGTCATCAATGCGGACCCGGACGATTTGGCGTTTCGCCTGCGCACCACAGAGAAGGAAATCTCTGTAGCACTGCGCCCCCTGCTGGAAAAAGGCTTCTTCTTGCCGGTGCAAGACGCCAGCACGCCGCTAGCAGGGCGCTTGCAGTCTGCTGTACCAGAGACAGAGGCAGAGACAGAGACATCTCAGAGACCAGAGGCATTGACAGAGGCAGAGGCAGAGACAGGTTTCGGCCCGCCTGCTGTCGCAGGCAAGCCGCGCCGGGCGGAGGCGCCTAGTGCTGCGACATGGGACTCCTACGCCAAGGCCTATGCGAGTCGCTACGGCGCGGAGCCGGTTCGGAACAAGACCGTCAACGCTCAGTTGGCCCAAGTCGTCGGGAAGCTGGGCGCCGAGGAGGCGCCATTCGTGGCGGCCTTCTACGTCGGGCACCAGGGGAGCTTCTACGTCCGGGCGATGCATGCGGTCGGGCCGCTGTTGCGCGATGCCGAGAAGTTGCGCACGGAGTGGTTCACGAACCGTCAAGTCACGATGGCCGGCGCCATCCAGGCCGACCGCACACAGACGAACTTCAACGCCTTTGCGCCGCTGTTGGCGAAGGCTCAAGCCGAGGAAGACCATGCCCAGCACTGAACTCATCAAGGCCGTTGCCGTGACCGCAGAACTGTGCGGCCGGGTGTTCTCGCCGGAAGCTGCGGCAGTTTTCGTCAACGACCTGTCGGTGTATCCCGAGCAGGCCGTCATTGCTGCGCTGGCCCGCTGCCGCAAAGAGGTGCGCGGCGTGCTGACCATCGCCGATGTCGTCTCACGAATCGACGACGGCAGGCCCGGCGTGGAGGAGGCGTTTGCGATGCTTCCGAAGACCGAGGCCGACTCGGTTGTCTGGACGGCCGAGATGTCGCAGGCGTTCGGGACGTGCGTTTCGCTGCTGGACGCTGGCGACACGGTGGCGGCGCGCATGGCCTTCAAGGAGACATACACGCGGCTGGTGAGCCAGGCTCGAGACAAGGGTGAGCCGGTCAAGTGGTACCCGTCTCTCGGCCACGACCCGCGCACGCGCGATGCCGTTCTGTCGGAGGCTGTGAGCAAAGGCCGCCTGTCGCTGGCGCATGCGCAAGTGCTGTCGCCGATGCTTCCGCCGCCCAACGCGGCCATGCTCGCTGTCGTAGGCAAGGCGACGAAGCCACTTCTGCCGACGCCGGAGGCCGCATGAAACGCTACAGCGAAGTCCTGCGCGAGCTGCGCAAGCGGATGTCCGAGCCATCGAGGCCGTCACCCGACGTGCTGGCGAGGCTCAAGGCCATCCGCGAGCGCTTGGCCCAGCCGAAGAAGGAGCCGGCATGACCCGAGACGAAGCCCACGCCCTGCTCGATGCAGTCAAGGCATTCCGCCAGGCCGCGACCGAGGAAGAGGTTCGCCGAGCGCTCATTGCCACGGGCGATCTCCGAGACAGCCGGCGCATTCCTCCTGTGGAAACGCCTGTGGACAACGTGTTGGAACCCGCATGACACAGGAGCACACCATGAACTGGCCCAACCGTCGCCAAGACCCCAACCTGTACAGCCAAGACGCAAACCAAGGTAGGGGTCCTATCCCCGTACCCCGTGAAGACACCGTAGACGCCGAGCGCGGTGCTCAGGCGCTGGTGCTTGATGTGGTGTTCGCGATCTGCATTGCGCTGATTCTGTGGGTTGTGTTCACTGGAGCGGACAAATGACTGACTACCTTATTGGGCTGGCGGTTGGACTTGTCGTCGCGGTATTCGCAGTTGCCATCACATGGGAGAGTGCGCACAAGACTGTGGCGACAGAGTGCGAAAAGTTGGGAGCCTTCTACGTGGGCACGAAGGTCTATCAGTGCTCGGAGAAGAAGTGACTCGCTATGCGCGCAAAACGGATGCCAATCATTCATCGATACGCGATGGCCTGCGAGGTCTCGGGTATGTGGTTCTCGACCTATCTGGAGCGGGTGATGGTGTGCCTGATTTGGCCGTCGCTGTGGCTCCGGGCATGCCGCACTTTTTGGAGCTGAAAGACGGAGCCAAGCCACTCAGCGCCCAAAAGCTCACAGCAGCACAAGAGCGCTGGCACTCCATGGCGTGGCAAGTGACGAGCAAGGTTAGATCGCTGGAAGAGGCGATCAAGGCCCTTGAGTGGGCGAAAGGACGAGCGAAATGCTAGGAACAGGACCGGCTGGGATTGCGTTGTGGGTGGCCGTGGGCGGCCACCGCGGCTATCGGCCGAGCCCCGCCTACTACGCCGCGCTTCGGAGCAAGAAGACGGTGCCACTTCCGATGGCTTGGCGCGTGTTCCTCGGAAGCGTCTGGTTCATGTGCTGGTTCATTCTGATGTGCTGGCTCGCGTCGCTGGTACTGCATTACGCCTGAGGATGTTAGTGATGACCAACAAAGAAGTGACAAAAACTGTCAGGCCCAAGCCGCCGAACGCAGGCAAGGGAAGGCCGAAGGGCACGCCAAACAAGGTGACCGGCGAGGTCAAGCAGATGATCCTCGAGGCGCTGGCCGGCGCTGGCGGGGTCGAGTACCTCATTGCGAAGGCGGAGACACATCCCGGCCCATTCCTGGCGCTAGTGGGCAAGGTCTTGCCGCTTCAGGTGCAGGGCGACCCGGACAACCCGCTGCTGACGGGGATCACGGTGACGTTCAAATGAGGCCGCCACCAAAGCGCGACTTCAAGACGCCGGCCCAGAACAAACTGGCGCGGTCGCACAAGCGCAAGGCAAGGAAGCTCAAGGCGAAAGCGCGCTAAGTGAACGCAGAGTTCCCTTCGAAACTGAAATTCTTGTTTTCGCCCAAGCGCTACAAGGTAGCCAGGGGCGGCCGAGGCTCTGGCAAGTCATGGGGCTTTGCTCGTGCGCTGCTGGTGCTGGGCGCCAAGTCCAAGCTGCGCATCATCTGCTCGCGGGAAGTGCAGAAGTCCATCAAGGACAGCGTTCACAAGCTGCTGGAAGACCAGATCGGCGCGCTTGGCCTGACATCGTTCTACGACATCTTCACGACCGAGATTCGGGGCAAGAACGGCACGGAGTTCCTGTTCGCCGGCCTGAGCGACCAGACGATTGACTCGATCAAGAGCTTCGAGGGCGCGGACATCTGCTGGGTCGAAGAGGCGCAGACCGTCTCCGAGCGCTCCTGGAAGATCCTGACGCCGACCATTCGCAAGCCAGGCTCTGAGATCTGGGTGACGTTCAACCCCGACCTGGACGACGACCCGACCTATGACCGCTTCGTCACGCACCAGCCTGACGACTGCGTAAGCGTCGAGATGAACTACATGGACAACCCATGGTTCAACGAGACGCTCGAGAAGGAGAGGGCGGGCGATGAGCGGCGCTACACCAAGGACGAATACGAAAACGTTTGGCTAGGCAAGTGCAAGGCAGCCGTCACTGGCGCCATCTTCGCCAACGAGATTCGGGACGCCATCGAGGCTGGGCGCGTGTGCAACGTGCCGTATGACCCGAAGCTGAAGGTGCATGTGGTGCTGGACCTTGGCTGGAACGACAAGATGGCGGTAATCCTCGCCCAGCGGCATTTGTCCGAGGTGCGGATACCCGAGTATCTGGAGTTTGACCACGTTACTCTGGACTGGTTATCGGCCGAGCTGAGAAACCGCCATTACAACTGGGGCCGCATGTTCCTGCCGCACGACGGGGCGCACGGCGACTACAAAACCGGCCAATCCGCCATGCAGATTATGAGAAACCTGCGGTGGGACGTGGCACAAACTCCGAACCAGCCTGTTGAAACGGGTATCAAACAGGCACGAATGCTATTTCCGAGGGTATACTTCGACAAAACCAAGGCGGCTGTACTGATTTCACGTCTGAAACGGTATAAGCGGAATGTCCCGACCACCACCGATGAGCCATCGGCCCCAGTCCACGACATTAACAGCCACGGCGCTGACGATTTCAGGTATCTCTCGCTCGTTGTTCCGCAGATGAGCAACGAAGACCAGAAGCCCATCGTCTACCCCAAAGGCGGGGTCATCTAGGAGCGCCAATGAGTATCGAACTCAACCGTCGAGTTAAGGACCTGGAGGCCCAGTTGGCCGAGGTCAACCGGCAGATCGCTGAAATCCGCGCTGTGCAGAAAGCGAGAGCGGAATTGGTCTTGGCCGAGACGTTCAAGCAGGCAGAGTGGACCGAGATAGCGACAGAGAAGCGTAAACCTGGACGACCGCGCAAAGATGAGCGACGCACTACTTGTCAAAGCGATTGAGCAATACGAGTCCGTCGCCGAGACGCATGGAGAGCTGTCGAAGGAGCGTACCCAGGCGCTGGACTACTACCTCGGCAACCCGCTCGGGAACGAGGTAGACGGCAGATCCCAGGTCATCAGCCGCGATGTCTGGGATACCGTGGAGTGGATCAAGCCGCAACTCGCGGATATCTTCTGCGGCGGTGATGAGGTGGTGCTGTTCACGCCTCGTGGCCCTGAGGACATGGCTGCTGCCGAGCAGGAATCCGAGTTCGTCAACTACATCATTACCCAGAAGAACAATTGGTTCGAAACGTGGTACTGCTGGAGCCATGACGCGCTGTTGCAGAAGGTTGGCTACGTTAAAGCCTACTGGGATGATGCAGAGGACATCACCAAAGAGAAGTACAAGGGCCTGACCGAAGACGAGGCTGTCCTGCTGTTCCAGGATGAGGGGGTTGAGCCTATCTCGGCAGAGCGCTCAGAGGCCGGTTGGGACATCGAGGTACAGCGTACCCACAGTTACGGGTGTGTGCGGCTGGTCAACGTGGCGCCTGAAAATGTCTACGTTGACCCCAACGCGCGGAACCTGAACCTGCAAGATCCGAGCTGCAACTTCTCGGAGCACAGGGAACAGAAGACCATCAGCCAGCTACGGCTCGAGGGCTTCGATGTAGAGGACACGCTGTCCGACAGCGGCAGCACCAGCAACGTCTGGGAAGAAGAGCGCCGGCAAGACCCGTCCACGCTGCGAAGCGATGGAAGCGAGAACACAGACCCGAGCATGCGCAAGGTCTGGGTGCGGGAGTGCTGGATTCGCTACGACCACGACGGCGACGGCAAGGCCGAACTGCGCCACGTCATCA